GTTGAGCACGTTGAATTTTATTGATCCATTGCATATTCTCAAGATTCTGTCTATCAGTATTGAAAGATAATTGAGCACGAGACATACCAGTAGTTTGTAACCAATTACGATACTCAGGAGTCAACTTATACCAATCAATATTAGAAAGAGTATCGGCAGCCTTAGCATCAGACAAGTTCTTTTGACCTTGAAGATTATCAACCTCAGCATTAGAAACTTTAGTAGAATTACTCATCTGAATAGCCGTTGAAAGAGCATTCTGGAAGCCGTCAAACTGAATAGGATTATTCTGAATAGGAGAAGCGGCAGAAGCAGAAGAAGAAGATCCTACACTCTGAGCCGTACCAACATTAGAAGAATCCAATCCTAAATAAGGATTATATCCAGCTTCCTCAAGGCGTTTACGAATATTCTTAGGAGAATTCCAATCATTAGTCTTATTCCACATTTCAGACTGAAATTGACGAGCTTTCTCCG